ATATTCGTAGTATTACACTTATTAGTCAAAATACTTCCGGTTCAACACCCGCATATATATATGTGACGGATGGAATATCTAATCCATACGACCAGTCACTCGGTGCGTGTTCTCAAGTTAATTGGAGTATTAGTAGCACTATTACAACTTCATTCGGATTAACTACTTGGAATTTTCGTAAGCCATCCGCATCCAGCACTCTCTATATAAATGTAGAGGCACCCAGTGCGGTCGCATTAAATACCATTACCAGTTTTGCGATGTATTATGATATTGTAGGACAAGCAAGCACAATTGTTTAATCTTTCAAACTAAAGTCCGTTATTTCATTAATCGTTTCACAACTACCACACGGACACGGTGAGGATGGTGTATTGGCTTTGATCCCCTTCTTATAATCAATCGCTTTTTCCAGCATTTCATATAGTTCTATGATTTTATTCTTCATAACTTGGTCTGGTTCGTATCTTTCATTACGGGTCTGCTTAAGCATCAGAATAAGTGTATCAATTGTGCGTTTTTCCATTAGTCTCTCAGCCATTTACTATATTACTAAGATTTCTTTTTAAATGGTTGGAGATTTTTATCACTCCTTAAAATCTGCTTCACCTCTATTTGCTTCTTTAAGTCCTTCGGATCTATTTCATCCGGTGTGAGAGGCGTGGATGAATTGACACGCACTGTGGGGCGATATACTGGATATTCTTTATTCCCTACGTCAGCCCACTTCTCTTTAAACCATCGGGCTAATGGCTTCTCTTTATCTGAAGCGTCTTTATATGTGCCTCCAAGTCTCAAATAGAGCTTAACGATGAATCCGGATTTATATGCGGAAGGCTTGCTGTAGGTTTGATCGGCTATTTGCTTCGCCCGTTCATAGAGCTTCTTATTGAGGGGAATTGCCATTCTCTAATGTAGTAGCGAGCTTTTTTTTCGCATAGTATGCTTTGTTTCTCGCAGAATTTTTCTCTTTGTTCGCATCTCGGTATTTTTTCTGTTTCGCACGTAATTCCTCCTTATTCGCTTCATAGTATTCTTTTTGTTCTTCCAAAGAAACATACGGTCTTTTGACATTAATAATAGTGGCTTTTCTCTCCTCATAAATGCGTCGCTCTTCCATACGAGCATGTGCGAATGTATCACAATCTAATTGACTAATTAATACGATAATACAATTCTCAACACCAAAGCGTTCAAATAATTTCTTACTGGAACATCTGGATCTACCAGTTTTATAGTCTGTTTTATGTTGGTGAAATCGCTTATAAAGTGGTTGAACTGTGCTCCCTATATATTCGTCGTCACCTTCAACGTATTCTTTGCTAATGATGCGATAGAATGAATACAACGGCATCGCTTATTATCGTTATATATCGCTTATGCTTTAAGTTTCAATTTTATACATTTTTATAATGTTTGTATAATGTATAATGCCGTTTTCTTTAAAGAAGGCTCGTGGTAAGGATCTCTATTATGTCATCACCAAAGCTACGGGCAAAAAACATTCCAAAGAGCCACTGACAATAGATAAGGCAAAGGCTCAAATGCGTGCTTTGTATTATGCTCTTTCAAAAGATATGCGTGGTAGTGGTTTTTTTGGTGATATATGGAATAGTGCGAAGTCCGCAGTTTCAAACGCCTACAACACTATAAAAACGGGAGCAACTAATTTAGTGTCCTCTGTTAGTAATGTTTTGTCTAATAATGCTCCCCGTAATAATCTCAACCCCAACGTTCGTGCTTTACTTGCTAAAATGGGGGACATACCTATTGTTCAAATCAATGTTCGTCGTGACCCAGTCAGCAGTGGTCTTACTACCGCCCTTAACGTCATTTCTTTGGGTAAGTGGGACGAAGTTACTAACAAGTATGGTTACGATAAGTTCTTCCATTTGGGCTTGGAGTGTGTGTTAGATGATGCTCCACGTCATACCTATATCACGATTGAAAAGAATGCCGTTATTGAAGTTCGTCCATCCTCTCCATCAAATGAAAATACAGAGCGAATAGCTGTTCCCTTACAAACTGCTCGTAATCCACCCGTTACTTTGAATAAATTACTTAACGGTGCGAAGGCAATTATGGGAAAGAACTTTCTCTACTATGATGCGTTTAAATGTAATTGTCAAGACTTTGTATCGGGTCTTCTTAGAGGAAGTGGATTAGGCAATCAAGAGATCTTTGAGTTCGTTAAACAACCTATCAATCAAGTAGCAGAAGAAATCCCCAGTTGGACGGGAAAGATTAGTAGAGCTTTGACGGATTTGGGAGGGATTTATGATACTGTTCGATACGGACAAGGACGTAGTAAGCCAATGAGTGCGTTTGCGAAGCAATTGAAAGAGTGTGGAGTGAATCCGATTGATTATTTAGCCATCGCTAAGAAGAACGCTCATGCCGAAGGCTTAGCAGATAATATGTTGTCGTTCAGCACAGATGAGAAGCACAAACTACAGATTCCTAATTGTGACGGTAAGATAATTCGGTTTGGTGCGGTAGGATTGAATGATTATATTTTGTATTCAATGATGAATGACCCCGAAAAGGAACAGCACCGTTCATCGTATAGAAAGAGGGCGATGAAAATCCGTGGTGATTGGAAGTCTGACCCTTATTCTGCGAATTCATTAGCTGTGAGTGTGCTTTGGAGATGAGTATGCGATCCTTAATAGTAGCAATCGTATCAGTAAGATTATTCATTTATATACTTTATGGTAAAGTATATAAAATAATATATAACATACATTCGGGAAAGATTGAAAACGGGGGGGACGGGGATTTATGTCAGACTTTCTCTATAGATCAATCTCATATAGAAAACTGTTGAGTAATAATCCCGTCCCCCCCGTTTTTTAAAAAGATTGAAGGATTTAGAGTTTGAGAACAGCCCAGCCCACATTTTTTGCCGCTACAGTAGGGGCGGCATTTGCTTTAATAGTAAATGAGCCAGCCGTAACAACATCTACATCAAATGATGTAGCAGTAGCATTAACAGCACCAAGACCCCAGCAAACAACAACAGAAGTAGCAGTAAGACCAACCACATTTACGACAACATTATCAGAAAGAAGAGCAATTGTAGCAGTGCCTTGACTATAGGGAGAAACTGGAACAACGGGAGGAGTGCCAGAGAAAAAAGCTGAAGCACTCATATTTCTTATATTATACATTTAGATAATATTTTTGGATTACATCAATCGTGAAGACAAAGAACGCTTACCACCACTTCCCGCACCCGTGCCGTATCCGACCGTATCCAAACCAGATTTCACCTTACCCAAAAAGCCAGACTCGGGCAACAGATTCTTAACACCGGAAACAATGGGTTTCGTGGAGTTGTAGATGTCCTTTGCCTTTGAAAGAATATTGCCGAGCGAAGCAAATGAAAAGCCACCAACCATTCGGTCTAACTCGGAGCGAACACCCATAGGAGCCAAAGGAGCGGAGATAATGTCTTGTTCGGACAAGACGCCCTTGATGATACGGGAAGAACCACGGATGGATTCAAAAAATCCACTATTAGCGGTAATAACGTATAACTGAGGAGTCTGATTGACATCGGAGGTGTTCTTCACTTGAAGGTTAAACTGGAGAGTGAAGTTTCCTACCAATGACGGGGCTTGTCCCGATTGTAGGGTGATGTCTTGAGAGGGTTTCAAAACGAGGATTGAGCCAATGAGGGGAACGATTTGTCCTTGCTGACGAGCAGAATAAGACCCAATGGCTGGGTATGAGCCGGCAGAGGAATGGGCTTGACCGATAAAGTTAGACCAATCCATATCCAAACCGTTCTTAACTGACATATTGAATAATTGTTCCGTAGAGAAAGAGCTTAAAAGACCACTAAAATTATCAAAATTCACACTTAGGGGGTTGGTTATACCGTCTAAGGTAGTTGCTAGGGGCAAATACCAATCCGCATCATTCGCCAAAACAGTAGAAGGCTTAGCATAAATAATGAGGAGGTCTGGGATGGCGGGGAGTGTGATTGTTTGGGAGATAATCTGACCGACAGCACCGGGAGCAATAACACCGTTTTGGTATTGAGTAATATACCGAGGAAATTCCATGTAGGGGACTACCGACTTAGGGGGAAGAGGAATTTCTAAGCTGGGGGTCAAAAATTGGACGTTTAGTTGGGATTGTGCGAAAACATTACCACCATTTGCGAGATTGTTGTAAGCAATATTAGACAAAGTGCGACCAGCACGAGCCGTTGAACGAATTACTCTCGCTGGGGAGGACTGAAGGTTCATAATTAACTGAATATTATTGAGTCCAAAATAAGCAGTATCCCATTCATATTCATCACTAAAGACGAAGGGAGACAATACAACGGGTTCAGTGGAACGCCAACGAAAGTAAATGACGTTCGCCAAAACGTTCAACGCACCACCGACTGGACCCGCAACTGGAATACCGTTCGCACAAGAATAAGTAGCACCAGCGAAGGCAATCGTTCCAGCACCACCAGCGGGGACGTTCGGAAGAGGAGCACCCGTTGAGTCAGTGAAAACCAATTGTGCGAAAGAGCCGTTATTGACATTGTCATACATCACTGTGCCGTCATAGGCTTGGAGGGAGTTGCCGAGAGTTCCAAAAGCATCGTTGTAGTTGGCGAATTTATCCAACTGAGAGGGGGCAGTGCGAACCATACGATTACGCTTACGATCGCACAAACGAAGAATGGGATTTAAGACATCTTGACTATTTATTACT